GGGAAGCCACGGCGCGGCGGGCGCTGGAGGAAGAGACAGCTCGGGCGCAGAAGAAGCTCAAGGAAGGCGGCCTGACCGCCGAAGACATCGACCGAATCCGCGTCCGGACGTTTGGCATGCCGCCGCTGGCCCAAAATCAGACTCAGGCACAACCTGCGGCGGTGTCCGCGCATGGTTGAGGTTCATCCGCAGAGCGTGCTACTGCCGGCCGTCCTCCAACTGCGGCCCTACCAGATCCGCTGGATCGACGACAAGTCGCGTTTCAAGCTAGTGGTCAAGTCCGCCCGTATCGGCTTCAGCTTTGCTTCTGCGCTTGAGGTGGTGCTGGACTGCCTGGCGACGCCGAAGACCACCTGGACGATTCTCTCGGGTTCGAAGCCGCAGTCGGTCGAGTTCATTGAGACCTGCCACACGCTGATTGAGGCGATGGGCGGCGCGGCCCAGCTCTACCACGACGAAGACTTCAGCGACGTGCTCGGCTCGATCACGGAGATCCAGTCGAGGATCAGCTTCCCCAACGGGGCGCGCATCATCGCGCTGCCGGCCAACGCCCGCACGGCGCGCGGCTACCCCGGCAATGTGGTGCTAGACGAGTTTGGCCACCACAAGGACAGCTACGCCATCTGGGCGGCCTGCATCCGGCAGACGGCGCTGGGCCATCGCGTTCTGGTGATCTCCACGCCCGGCGGAGAGCAAGGCAAGTTCTACGATCTGGCTCTCATGCTCGGCCTCACGGATGGAGTCGCGATCGAGCAGCAGCCCGTACGCAAGGGGCCATGGTCCGGGCACTGGGTCGATGTGCACAGCGCCGTGGCGCAGGGTTGCCCCATCAACATTGAGGATATGCGGGCCGGCGTGGCCGATCAGGACACCTGGAACCAGGAGTTCTGCTGCGAGTTCCTGAAGTCAACCGGCGCGTGGCTCACGCTCGATCTGATCGCGGCCTGCGAGGATGCCGGGGCGACGATGTTCCTGCCGCCGGACTTCGTGCCGCGTGGCCGGCTCCACGCAGGCATCGACGTCGGCCGCGATCACGACGCAACGTGCCTGTGGCTCGACGAACAGATCGGCGACGTGAGCTGGACCCGCGCCGTGACGCACCTCTACGCCATGCCGTTTCCGGAGCAGGCGCGGCGGCTCAACCCCATCGTGCGCATGACGACCAGGTCGGCGATCGACAAGACCGGTATGGGCGTGGGCCTCTTCGACATGCTCAACGAGGAGAACATGGGCCGGCTCATGGGCGTGAGCTTTGCGGGAACCACCGACGACGGCGTCAGGATGAAGACCGACCTCGCCATCCGGATCAAGAAGAAGTTCGAGCGGGCCAAGTCGCGGATCCCGCACGAGATGCAGATCCGCAGCGATCCGGCCGTCTTCGAAAGGTTCTACGAGAAGATGCAGTACGGCATTAGCCGGCGCATCCTGGGTGAGACGCTCACCGCCTTTGGCAACGAGGGAGGCACAGGCTCCAAGGCTCAGGGAAATACCCACGCCGATACGCTAGACCAGCGCAGCGTGGAGCTCTGCCTCGGCGTCGAGTTCCTGCTCAATCAAGACCTCATCCGCCGAATGGTGCTTTGGAACTTTGGACCGGCAGCGCCGATGCCCAAGTTCAGCTACGACCTGGAACAACAGGAAGACCTGGGCAAGCGCCTGATCGTGGATAGCGGTCTGCAGAAGATGGGCAAAAGCTTCTCGGTCGGGTACATCGTGGACAAATACGAAGTACCCATCTGCGAGGGAGAAGACCCTGACCAGGTGCTGAAGCCGACGGCCGCCACGCCGCCGGTCGCGGCTCCGGAGCCGGGCGCGGATGACGATCCAGCCGACGGCGAGGACTTTTCCGAGAGCTCACACGGTGAGCGAGCAGTGCGCGAGCTGAAGGAGTTTGACGACGTCTTTGGCTCGCTCCGCGAAATGGCCACCGGCATCTACAAGGATCGCGTCCAGGAGCTGGTGGACTCGGCCATCCCCGTCGACAGGAGCTGAGATGGCGCTCGGTTTTCATCTAGGAACTCCGCGCGACAGCGGGATGCAACGGAAGATGGGGGATCTGCTGGCAAGGAAGATGGCGTCGGCGGATCTGCTCGGCCGCTTTCAGGTCCTGCGCCACGCGGAGAAGAAAACGGGCAGGCTCTTCGCTCTGAGAGCGACCAGCCGGGCCGTTCGCTTTAGCGAGGACGATGCCGACCAGGTCTCCGCCGGCTTCAGTTTCGATATGCGCGGGGAGGATGCCGAGCGGCGGATCCGCGAGCTGACCCCGGTCACGCGCGAGATCTACGACGGGCTCACGGCGCAATACCAGCGTAGCGCTTTCACACTTGCCGGCACCGCCGATCTACGCCTGGTGCAGAACGTTCACGACGCCCTGGCCAAGATCGCCGCTGAGGGCGGCACAGCGGCGGATTTCAAGGCGGCAGCTCGGAAGCTGACCACTGAAGCCGGCGTTGAGGATCTGAGCGCCTTCACGCTCGACACAGCCTACAACACGGCGATGCAGAAAGCTTACAGCGCCGGCCGGCTTGAGCAGATGCAGGAGCCGGCACTGCAAAAGGCGCTTCCATATTGGCAGTACTGGACGGTGGGCGACTTCCGCGTCAGGCCGGAACATGCCGTGCTCGACGGTTTCACTGCGCTGGCGATCGATCCCGTCTGGCTCCGCATCTATCCGCCGTCCGGATTCAACTGCCGCTGCTCGGTAGTTCCGATCCTGGCCAGCGAAGCGCCCAAGGGCAGTGACGAGGGCGGCATTCTACGCCTGCCCGCGCTCGCCCGTCTCAAGGTTCCACAGAAGGGTTTTCACACGTTGATCGCGGCGTAAATTGGGCTCTTTTTGCCGTCAAAAGCGGACGCGCGCCGTGAAGTACCGCAGTTTGCGCAGATCGCGCATATTGCGCAGATCGCGCCACGAAGACTTCTCGTCCATTGAGACTCAGGTTGTGGCGAACCCCCAAGGTGGCACCTCAAAACCGAGCCTGACCGACGGATGGGTCGAAATCTTCCGTGCCGGAACCTATGGCAACAAAGGCAGCTTCAGTGCTGAAGATATAGACCGTGTTGTACGGAGCTACGACCCCAGCTTTCACGAGGCCCCGGTCTGCGTTGGCCACCCGGCGGACGATACCCCCGCTTTTGGTTGGACGGCGGAGCTGAAGAGGGATGGCGATAGCCTGCTGGCGAAATTCAAGGACGTGGACCCTGCATTTGCGGAGGCGGTGAGAGATCGCCGTTATCCGAAGCGTTCGGCGGCGTTTTACAAGGGAGCGGACGGCAAAATCTCCGGTCTGCGGCATGTGGCCTTCCTCGGCGGCCAGCCTCCCGAGGTGAAGGGGCTCAAGGAAATCAACTTTGGCGACAACGGGCGAACGTTCACCGAGGTGGACTTCGAGGAGGAAGCAGTGGCTACTGGCGACAAGACGGTGAAGGAGCAGATCGCGGAATTCTTCAGCGAGCTGTTCGGCAACAAAGGCGGCGCTGCTCAGGCGGCAACCTTCAGCGAGCGCGATGCTCAGGCTCTGGTGGATCGTGCCGTTGCGGCGGCAGTTCAGCCGCTGCAGGCGAAGATTACGGCCCAGGAGAAGGCGCTGGCTGAGCAGAAGGCGGAGTTTGCCGAGCGCGAGCGCAAGCTGCTGACCCAGGAGATCAAGGGTCGCGCGGGGGAGCTCATTGCCGGGCTCAAGCAAAAGGGCAAGTGGATTCCGGCCTTCGACAAGATGGGGCTCGGGGTCATCTTCCAGGAGCTGGCGAAGCAGACGGAAACCATCGAGTTCGGCGAGGGCGATGCCAAGAAGACGCTGCCGCTCGCGGATCTGCTGGCTCAGTTCGTCGAGGGGCTGCCGTCCATTGTGCCGACCGGACGCCTCTCCAACGGCGCGCCAACCGCGGCTCCCAACGCTTCGGTAAAGGATGATGCGCTGACTGCAGCCGCGAGGGCATTGCAAAAGGCAAAGGACATCACTTTCAGCGAGGCTTTGGACCAAGTGGCCAAAGAGCATCCCGAATTGACGGTACCGGGTAACGGAGCGGCAGGCCGGGTTTAGGTGGGCTCTGTAGGCGGCTGTATTCGAGCTGCCGACTAAGTGGGGATTGCTAAGCGATCCCCCGCAAGATCTGATCGCAGCCCTGAGGAGGGGCGTACATGTCGAACATCAGCGTCGAAACAAAAATGCCCAAGGGGCCGGGCATCACGGAGTCCCTGCTGCCGGCATCTGTCGCGGCCATCCAGCGCGGCAGCGCCGTCGTTTATGGATCTGACCAGACGCATTGCACTCTTCAGTCGGTAGCCATCTGGACTTTACCCGCGTGGGCATCTGGCTGCTCGGTGAGGGCGAGTGGGATGGCTGCGATGAGCTCTGGATCAATGACGGCTTGGTGTGGCGTTCTGAATTCGACGATCCGACCCAGCTTCACTTTCATCGCGGCTGCGATGCAACCATCGGCTCGGGTCTCAATCCGTACTCGTCAGGCCCGGACCAGGGCGTGGATAGCTTTTTCTCGTGGTTCCCGGCCGGCGAGCAGCCGCTGGCTTACAGCCGCATCGCATATTATTCGATCTTCCGCAAACAGCCCATCCAGAATCAGACCAACAACCACCAGAACGACCCGACGCAGTGGACCGACATCAACCCGATCGGCCTCTGGCGATCGCTGCGGACGCGCATCTTCGACGCGAATGGGAACCAGACCGGCTACGCCTTCAATACCAATCCGGGGTGGCACATCGTCGACGCGCTCCTGCGCCGGAAGCTCTTTCCCGAGTTCAACATCGACCTGACCAACGGCATCGATCCAATCCCGGCCGCTGTGCAGGCCCGCTTCGATTGGGAGTCGTTCTCCGATGCGGCCGCCTACTTTGACCAGCTTCTGGCGAACCAGCGCCGGCGCTTCACCGGTAACTACGCGTTCTCTGAGCAAACGACCCTGGCAGCCATTCTGGAGCAGATGTTGAAATGCTGCCGGAGCTATCTGCTGGAGACAAACGGCAAGATCCAGCTCAATTGCGATAAGCCGCGGGCGTCGTTCTTTACAATCTCGCGCCAGCATCTGCAGCCCGGTTCGTTCCAACCCAATGACAAGACACTGAGCCAGTCGCCGAATCGCTACGTTGGCAAGTTCCGCGACCTACTCGTTCCTGTGGCGGCTCTCATCGCCGGAATTACCTGCGCGGACCACCAGAACCCCGTTGTTACTACGGAAGTTCCGCATCCCTTCAATACCGGCGACTTCATTCACATCGGAGGAACAGACACAATCTACGACGGTAAGTGGACCGTCTACAGCGTGCCTGATGGAGATAGCGTCACTACGATGGTCCTGATTTCAAAGGGCTCGAATTACCCAGCCTCGGTTGGAGCTGGAGGCAGCGTTGGCTTGCTCTATGCGCGTTTCAAGGAACGAGCGCCCCAGTTCGACCACGAGGCAAACCAGCTCGCCCGTGGTGCCGTGGGTGTCGGAATTCCCAGGCAGCGCAATAAGATCAACGTCGAGTATGACTTTGCCGTGAGCACCTTTGACCAGGTCAGCCGACTGGCCCGATTTGAGCGCGACAAAGCTCTGGGCATTGACCAGTCTCCCTATGTCACTCCGGCCTATCTTAGCGTAACGATCCCAGAGTTTGCTCTCGATGCGACCGGCTCGGGCAACTCGGCGGCACAGATGCTCCCGGGCTGCCGTGTCACTATCGACGACAAAGCAAGTTTTGCCTACCAGGGCGACTATGAGGTCGTCGGCATCACCATTCGCTCTCTCAACGCCGACACTTCGGAATCTGAAGGTTCTATTACTGTTTCAGCGACTCCGGACGGCGGCGAGATAGAGCTTACACTAGGCCCGTACAACGAAACTGTGATGTACGACAGTACCGACCCGAACTCGGCCGGCTGGAGCAATGTTCCTGGAAGCGACCCGGGCAACGACGGCGATTACACGGGCATCGATCTTGCCGATGGTGGAAAGCTCGCCTTTGTGACCGGCTCGGTTCCTTCCGGCTCGGCCTTCGACTTACCTTCCGTTGGATTCAGCCCCAGCAATCTAATTGCGTGGGCTGGGCCACAGGGTTATATCGAAAAGGGTCATCCAATGCATGTGATCGCTCTGTGCGATG